TCATCCAACCGTATTCTAATCCTAATTCACTGGTCGGATAATGCCAGCAGCAATAACCACATTACGTGGCACACTAGCAACAGACCTAGCCAATGCAGGCGTGTGGTCTACCTTTGCTTATCCACCTGCAACAATTTTAGCAAACAGCGTAGTTATCACACCATCTGATCCATACATAGTGCCATCTAATAATGACTATACATCTATTGCACCATTAGCAAACTTTAAAATAATGATTACTACACCAGCCTTTGATAACCAAGGCAATCTAGCAGGCATAGAAGATTTTATTGTAGCCGTAGTGACTAAACTAAATGCATCATCTTTGGTGCTAAACATATCAAGTGTCTCTGCTCCAGCTATCGCTAGTGTGGCAAGCGGAGATTTATTAACTGCAGAAATAACTGTATCAATACTAACGAGCTGGAGCTAAAATGAGTCTAACACCAGAAGATTTAGCCTTCTTGAAGAAGATAGGTCAGATCGAAGAAGCACCAAAACCTGCACAAACTAAAGAGAAGGATAAGGAGTAATAATGGCAATTTTCTTAAACAACACAGCTGTAGTAACTTTTAACAGCGTTGATCTATCAGCGTATGTAACAGCCGTAACTATCAACCAAGCATTCGATGAACTAGAAGTAACTGCTATGGGCGATACTGCACACAAATTTGCTAAGGGACTAGAGGCATCAACAATTACTCTAGACTTCCTAAATGACAATGCAGCAACTACTGTAATTCCAACACTACGTGCTGCTTACGGTACTACTGTGCCTTTGACAATCAAGCAAGCAAGTGGTGCAACAACTGCCGCTAATCCACTTTACAGCACCACCGTTTTAGTGAATAATCTACAAAACATTAACGGTGCTGTTGGCGATATATCAAACCAAAGCATTACATTTACCTGCAACAGCGTAATAACTGTAACGGTAGCATAAGGAGCAATAATGGCAAAGCTAAAGATAACAAGGGCTAATGGTGAAGTATCTGAGCATAAGATAACACCAGGTGTCGAGTACGCTTTCGAGTTAAAGTACGGCGCAGGAATTAGTAAAGTCCTACGTGATCACGAACGCCAAACTGAGATTTATTTCTTAGCGCATGAGTGTTTACGTAGGGCTAACGTAACTGTACCTGTATTTGGTATTGAGTTTATTGACAGCCTAGAAACTGTCGAGGTATTAGACGAAGAAAAAAAATAATACAGCGTGATTCTACGCTCTATGCGATAGCAAGTTTATCTGTAGAGCTAGGGATTGCGCCTAGTGAGTTCATTGACATGGACCCAGAGATGTTACGGGCTATTGTGCAGGTCTTACAAGATAGAGCAAAGGAGATCAAAAATGCCAGTAAACGTAACAGGCGTTAAAGAGCTCCAAGCCGCTCTAAAAGTATTAGACCCTAATCTTAATAAAGAGATGCAAACAAATATTAAGAATGCCATGATACCTATTAGAGATCGTGCTAGAGGATACATGCCGGCCAATTCAGAAGTGTTATCTGGATGGGGTAAAGTAAACGTTACGGCTGAGCAGAAGTACCGAGCATTCCCATTCTATGATCAAGACGTAGCACGTAATGGCATTGTTTACTCTACTGGTCAAAGTAGACGTAATGCTGCTGGATTTTCACTTGTAAATTATGTGGCTAACAGATCAGCATCAGGTGCAATATTTGAAACTGCAGGCCGTAGGCAAAGAGGCAGACAAGGTGAGTCACTTAATCCTAATGCTGGCATTCAATTTAACCAGGCAGCCGAGACTTTAAGTTCTATGAAGGGCACTGGTCCGCAGCGTGGTAGAGCAATATTTAGAGCATGGAATGAAGATGAAGGCAAGGTCTATGCATCTGTAGTTAAAGCTATAGAAACCGTTGCTACAAAGTTTAATAATAGTCAATTAAAGAGGGTTGCATAATGGCAAAACCACCAGCATTAGTAGTCTCAGCCTTAGCAACCTGGAACGGTAAAGCACTTACTAAAGGCAAGAAGCAAATATCTGAGTTTGATAAATCAGCACAAAAACTAGGCAAGACCTTTGCTAAAGTATTTGGATCAGTAGCGTTAGTATCCTTTGGCAAGAATGCAGTTAACGCATTTATAGATTCAGAAAAGGCAGCGGCTAAACTACGCACCACAGTTAGCAACTTAGGTTTAGAGTTCGAACAACCAGGCATAGAGGCTTACTTAAAAAATCTATCCTTACAATTTGGAATAGTAGATGAAAACTTAATCCCGGGATTCCAGCGTTTACTTATAGTAACTAAAGATGTCACTCAGGCACAAAGTTTATTTAACACTGCACTTAACGTATCAGCAGGCACTGGCAAAGATCTTACAGCTGTATCTACTAGCCTATCTAAAGCATACCTAGGCGATAATGCAGCACTAGGAAGATTAGGTGTAGGACTAAGCAAGGCACAATTAAAATCAGCATCATTCTTAGAGGTACAACGCACACTTAACGCTAACTTTGCAGGTCAGGCAGCAGCAGCTGTAGAAGGCTATGCAGGGAGTATGGCTAAATTAACTGTGGCTGTAGATGAATCTAAAGAGGCTATAGGCAAGGGCTTACTAGATGCAATAGCAGCATTATCTAACAGTAACGATATAAATACATTCACTACAAAAATGGTTGGCGCAGCCGAAGCAATAGGTAGAGCCTTTGCTACCGCTGGTGATGTTATAGGTTTACTCAACCCTAACGCATCGGTTAAAGTAGATGGCAAGTTTGTACGTAGATCAGATGTGATGAATCAGAATCAAGGCGGCTACTCAGGCATTCCAGCACAAAGAAAAGCCGAGACTAAAGCAATTAAAGATGCTGTTACTTTACGTAAAGCAGAAAACGATCAGTTAAAGAAAAAGACTGCCGTAGATCAATTACGAGATAAGTTTGACGTAGAACGTATAGGACTAACAGCTGCACTAAATGCTGCTACCGATGAAGAGACTAAATTACGCCTAAGATCTCAATTAGCAATATTAGATAATAACGACGCTTTGTCTAAGAAGATACTAGCCGAATTGGCAGCGGCAGATGCTGCTAAGAAGTTTGCAGATAACTTTACATTTGCTTTAGATTCAGTTAAGGCAATGACGGCTAAAATCAATTCATTTATAGCAAGTCTAGGTGGAGCAACACCGGCAACTACCACATCTACAACAACATCAACACCTGCACGTGCTGCACTGCCAGCAAGTTACTTCCAAGATTTAGCACTGCAACTAGTAGGCACATCATCTTACGCTGGTATGAATGTCTCACAAATTGCAACCGAAAGAGCAAGAGAATCAGGCAATAGATCTGTAGATGTAAATTTAACTGTTAACTCACCTTCTGGTGACGCCTTTGCACAATTAGTAGCCGAGAGTATTCAAGTAGCTGGTAGAAGCGGATTTAGCACTGCTCCTAATGGCGGATTACCATAATGGCAGTACCAGTAATAAATGCTGTAATTAACTTTAGCACTGGCCCAAACACTGCACAGGCTGTAATAATTGGACAGGCTATATTCGGTACTAACGTCTTTGCTGATACCGCATCCGTAATTGTAGATGTGTCTAATCAAGTAAATCGTATAGAAACTAATCGAGGCCGTACTGCATTATCAGATCAATTCCAAACAGGCACACTCACTTTACGCATTACAGATCAGAATGGCGACTTTAACCCCCAGAATTTATCGGGGCCTTACGCAGGTCTTTTAACACCTATGCGAAAAGTACAGATTACTGCAACCTATGGGAGCGTTACTTATCCTATATTTTCTGGATTCATTACTAGTTATGTAACTACATATCCAGGTGAGTCCGATGACACTGTAGCCATTACCACGATACAAGCTGTAGATGCATTTAGGTTAGCCCAGTTAGCACAGATCAGCACAGTTACAGATGCTACTGCTGGACAATTATCAGGCACACGTATTAACAAGATACTAGATGAAATTGACTGGCCAGTATCTATGCGTGACGTAGATGCAGGTCTTACTACTGTGCAAGCCGATCCAGGCACTAACCGCACATCATTACAAGCATTAACTACTGTTGCTACTTCTGAGTACGGTGCTTTGTATGTAGATGCTACTGGCTCATTTGTATTCCAAGATAGAGCCGTAACCGTTGGATCTATTGCAGGCACACCTACAGTTTTTGCAGATAACGGCACAGGCATTGTTTACTTTGATGCAAATTGGGTACTAAATGATGTGCTGGTATTTAATAAAGCTACTATTACTAGAACTGGCGGCACTGCTCAGGTAGCAACTAATCAAGGATCCATAGATAAGTATTTTCTACATAGTTATTTTTTAAATGATCTACTCATGCAGACAGATGCCGTAGCCCTAGATTATGCCCAGGCTTATGTGGCTAGTAGAGCTGAGACTTCTATCCGATGTGACGCCATAGTCTTAGACCTATACACGCCTAACTATGACACAGGTGTAGTAGCAGCCCTAGACCTAGATTTTTTTGATCCTATAACCATTATTACTACCCAGCCAGGTGGATCTTTGCTAGAGAAGACTTTACAGATTTTTGGTGTACGCATGAACATAACACCAAATAGTTGGAAAACAACCTTTACAACACTAGAACCTGTCATAGATGGGTTTATAATAGGCAACGTAGATTACGGTGTCTTAGGCGAAGACGTACTATCTTATTAAGGGGATATAATGGCAACAGGATTACCAGCAGCCACAGGCGATGTATTAACAGCTGCAACTTTTAACGGTTTAATAACCTTTACAGTAGGTGCTGCTAACACAGCAGATTACACAGCCGTACTTGCAGATCAATACCAAGTATTACAGTTAATGAATAAAGCCACAGCTGTAGCGTTTAAGATTCCAACCGATGCATCTGTAGCATTTCCAATAGGCACAGCATTAACTGTAGTAAATATTGGGGCAGGCGTATTAACAATTAGCGCAGTGACACCAGGCACTACCACAGTATTAAGTGCTGGTGCAGTGCCAGCATCACCAACTCTGACACAATATAAGTCTGCAGTATGCATTAAAACAGCTGCAAACAACTGGATCGTAGTAGGGGCTATTGGCTAATGATAGGTAACATTATTGCTGGTCTCATAACACCTACCACACCTAACACTTTCCCAGTAGATTACTTAGTAGTCGCTGGTGGTGCAGGTGGTGGTGGCTTTGGTGGTGGTGGCGGTGCAGGCGGATTACGTTGCACAGTAACTGCTACTGGTGGAGGTGGCTCTTTAGAATCAGCTTTAGATTTATTACTTACTCAAAACTACACAGTAACAATAGGTGCTGGCGGAGCAGGTGGCGGTATTGGCGGTGGTACTGCTTATACAGCTGGTGCTAGTGGTAATAACTCAGTATTTTATACAGTCACATCCGATGGTGGCGGTGGCGGTGCAACAGGCGGTGGCGGTGGAGCAGGTCCATTCGTTGCAGGCGTTGGTGGATCAGGCGGTGGCGGTGGAGCAAGCGGTAACTTAACTGGTGCTGCTGGTACTGCTAATCAAGGTTGTGCAGGTGGTAATGGTGTTGGTGCAACTACTTACGCAGGCGGTGGCGGTGGTGGCGCTGGTGCTGCTGGTTCAGGTGCTACTGGTGGTAATGGTGTAGCAACTAGCATTACAGGATCTTCCGTAACTTATGGTGGCGGTGGTGGTGGTTTAACTGGCTCTGCTGGTTCAGGCGGCGGTGGTGCAGGTGGTATTGGTATTAGTACAAATCCTTCTGGTCAACCTGGCACAGCTAACACAGGTGGTGGTGGTGGTGGTGGAAATAATAACGTTGGTCAAACTGGTGGTACAGGTGGATCAGGAGTTGTTATTCTTAGATACCCAGACACTAGAACAATATCTATAGGTGCAGGTTTAACTGGTAGCGAAAGTAGTGCAAGTGGTGGATACAAGAGAGCCACAATAACTGCAGGCACTGGAAATGTGAGCTGGACATAATGGCACATTATGCATTCTTAGATGAAAACAATATTGTTACTGAGGTTATAGTCGGTATTGATGAAACAGAAACTATTGAAGGATTAGATCCTGAGACCTGGTATGGAAATTTTAGAGGTCAGGCATGTAAGCGTACTTCATACAATAACAAAATCAGAAAACAATTTGCAGGTATCGGATACATTTACGATGAAGTAGCAGATGAGTTTTTATCACCTGCTCATAATGATGCTATCGAGTACGATGATAACTGGCAACTTATTACACCAAAGCCTGTGTCATGAAGCCATGGCTATGCGCAGCTGGTACACAGTTAAGAGATCAGATTGATACCTGGTACCCAGATCGTCGCTCTACCAGTGATGGGTGGGTGGGCGATGCTCGTCATTCCGCCACAAAATCGGATCATAATCCAGATGCAACTGGGTGTGTACGAGCCATTGATGTTGATTCTCGCTTGGATTCATCCGAAGGGATCTCAATATATCTGGC